ATGGGGGCATCGCAATCTTCACAATAAACACGGCTGACCGCTTTGAAAGTGCGGTGCTTTTTGAGGGCAATTTCACGCGCCATTTCTTCCAGTTGTTGAGCTCTGTCAAATTGGTCGGTCATTTGGCGGTTTCCTTATTAAATGTTTCGATGCACTGTTTCAGGCTGTCATTTTCAATAACGCATAGATTCAGGCGATGTTGTGTTTGTTGATAGGCTTCTGCCAGTTCGCCATTGGTGCGAATTGGTGGCGCAAATTGACCGCACTCTGCCGCCGTTGGGCAAAGTATTGGTTGTTTAATGATTTGCGTTGTTGAGCAAGCCGCCAATGTCATCAGGGATAGGAGTATCAGACCATTCTTTATGATTTTTAAGGGCATTTTTTAGCTCCAATGTTTGTTGTTGATTTTGATTTTTTAAAGCGTTAACCGCTTGGGTGAGTTGTGCCTGCTGTTCGGCAAAATTTTTTACCGCACTATTTAAATCAATGTAGGATTTTTGCCATTGTTCTTTGAGCAAGGATTCTTTCGCCGCTTGAGCGTGCCAGTGATTCGCCTGCCATCCTTGGAATAAGATGAGCAGCACGAGGGCAATTGGCCCAATAAGCAATATCCATTTTTCTTTTTTTGTCAGGAAGCTAAACATAGTGCACGCTCCTTTTCTCTTCGCTCAATTAAGCCTTTTAGCGGTTTGCCGTTAGCATAAATCCAACGGGGAAATTGGTTACACATGGCTTTGCTGTAACCTTGGCGCGCCATTTTGAACAAAGTGCTGTTTTTCATGGTTCCGCAACCCACATTAAATGTGATGGAAACCAAGGCATCAAATGCGCCTTGTGGCATTTGGTGCCCATTGGCGTAAGTGTTTACACAGTTTTCTGCTTGCTTAATCCCTTTCGCAAAGGCGGCGGCAATTTCTTCATCGCTATAGGTTTTGTTACGGTCAATTTTTTGCACCGCTTCGGTGGTGCCGATGCCGAAAGTCAACACATCAGACGGGCAGTGATACGGATTGCGGTAGCAACCTTCAGCATTGCCGGTAAGTAATAAGCCTTGTTCCGATGTACGAATTTCTTCCCCGTAGGATGCCAACACTAAACCGACAATGACCACCACGGAACAGGCCCATTTAGCGGCTTTTCTTATCATTGATTTTGTCCTCAATTTCTAATTTCTTTAATTCAAAGTCTTTTTTCTTGTAGTACCAATTCACCAAAAAAGTGGCGATACCAATGAGAATACCTGTGATGGATGCCACATCCGCCCAGTTGATGTTGCTGAATGTGTTTGCAATAAAACCTGTGAGCGATGTCATGCCTGCTCCAAAATATGAATATTTGCTTGTGGTTCCTGTAATGTTGAAATCTGCCATATCAGCTCCAAAGTTGTATTGTGTCTTGCGCTACGCTGATTTTCTCGGTGTCGGGTTCCGGCAAGGTCACTTCTGTGCCAATGGGGATGATCGCTTTATCCATTAAGTGCGGGTTGAGTTCGCAGGCGATTTCAAGTAAGCCCTCACTTTTGCCAAAATAGCGGTACAAGATGGCGTCCAGATTGTCGTTTTGTTGTGCGCGCACTATCATTAAATCAACTCCGCATCGACTCTTGGGCGTTTGAGTATGTCACTAATGGCAAAGCGCGCATCACGGCGCAATTCGTTGATACTGTCTTTGAGCAATTCCGCCTTTTTCTCGCCATCATTGGTGGTGTCGTAGCTTGTGTAGCGTTCATAAAGGTTTGCCAATGCCAAGCAGGTGACGGCACGGCGGTAGCGATAAACCAACACGCTTTCGTTGTTGATTTTGGCGCAGGGAATATCTGCAAAAAATGAAGTACTATGTTGTTTGAATTCCTCCAGTTCATCATTGACTGCAGCAATAGCCTCAATTAAGGCATCTTTTAAGCGTGCCGTTGTAACTGTGCCATCTAGGCGAGCCTGATTACGAAAATCGGAAATTTTAAGCGGAGGGAAAAAGAGGTCGTTCAATACAAGGTCTTCGCCTTGCCCGTAGTCTTCAACCTGTTTTTGTACTGCCCCCATTTCGTAATCCGGGGCAAGTTTGATGGAGATGGATCCGTCTGACATAAAAACACCTATAAAAAAAGCGGGGTGAGGATTAATGATGTGCGGTTAAAAATTCTAGGAATTTCCACCGCACTTTTAATCCGCCCCGCGGCTGCGTGATTTGCTCAGTTTCAAAACCGCTTATTCATCGGCTTTGTTTAATTGCTTGCGTAGCTTTTTAATATCACCTTTCACACCGATGGACTGATTTAAGCCCAAGGCGCGTTCTAAATATACCAGTGCCTGTTCCGGGTTTTTGTCGGTTAAAAGCAAGCCTAATTCACGCAATAATCGGGCTCGGCTTTCATCCGGCATATCACAATCGGCAGTGATGCGTTGCACTTGTTCCAAATAAGCCACTTCGAAAGGTTTATTTGCCGCTGCCGCCGCTTTGGCTTGGTCGGCAAATTCTTCTGCCAACATAGTGCCAAGTGTGCGGGTGAAAGGTTCCGGCAGGCGTAAATCATGAAAGACGGCATAATCGGCAATTTGTAACGCAAGGTGATATTCGCCACAGTCAATCGCCCACACGCACCATGTCATCAGTACATTGTCTTGTTTGCCGGTGCCGGCAGATAATGCACCTTCAATCCATGGCAGGTAATCCGCCAAAATTTGTTTTTTATATGCTGCTTTGCGTTCCGTCGATTGGATTTGTTTTAAATCCTTGCGGTGACGGGCAAGCAAGCGGCACATTTTTTCATATTCGGTGAAATCACTTAGGTCTTCGGTTTCCGCTGCATGAGCCACTGCAGCGGAGACAGTACGAAGATGAATTTGTGCGGGTGAGAGACGTTCAGCCATTATTCTTTATCTTCAAACGTGATGTTTTCGATTAAAGCCGCGCAACCGTATTCTTCGACTTTGTAGTCGATGTTTTGCGATAAGTAATCTTCTACTCGGTTGCGTTTCGGGTTGTTCTTAATGAAACGACGCATTGAACCTTCCTGAATGTAGATGGATAAGTTATCCAACCGGGTAATCAGGATTGAGTTTTTCGGGAAGAACGGCACACGAATCGCTTTTAAACCACCAATTTGTTTTTGTGAGATGATCACTTGGCTTGCAAGGTCATCGGTCGGTTTCAAATCGGTGTTAATCATGTTGAAATATTTATCGTTTAAGATTTCACGACCACAAATCACCACCAATTCGGTGTCATCGGCATAAACTTCCTCAATTAAGGTGTTGACGGCATCAAGCACTAAGGCATCAATGTTTTCATAGCCGTGGTCTTTGGATTGACCTTTACCTACCTTGATTTTGTTTTGGGTATTTGCCCCATTCATCACATGAGACGGCATATCATCACGCATTTGTTGTAACCAACCTTTTTTCACATCTTGCAGTTTCGGGTTGGATGATAAATCGGATGTTTCACTGCGACTTGTTCCATTTAACCCCATCATAATGAGGTTCAAGGCGATAGTTTTTTGCGTTAAATTCGCCAGTTTTTTCTGGAAGTCAGGGTGTTTTGCCCATTGGTCGAGTTTTGCCCATGGAATATGAGTGTCAAAGTTGACTTGTTCGCATTTATATTTGCGACCGGTCATTTTTGAAATGTCTTTAGTTTCGCGCTCTTTGGTGTTGGTGTCTGTGGTGCTTGCAATCGCGGAAGCCACTTCAAGACCGACCAATTCCGCTTCCATTAACGGATCACGAACCACGTTAATCCATTGCAAGAAATTGGAACTTAACAATACTTTTTCAATCAGTTTTTGTTCTACGCTTGGCGTAACAGAAAACGTTTCCGCCACATCATTACTGGTTACACCGTTTAATTCGGCGACACGTGCCACATAAGCATTAAATTTCTGTTTAGTTTCGTTGCGCATGGTTGTTCCTTTAGCAATCGGTTAAAAATTCGGATTTACCTTCACCGGCAACGATTGGACGTTTGCCGAAGTCGGCGGACGGTGCTTTTTCAAGCGTGGTGAATTTGGCTTTAATGCTTTCATTGGTGGCTTTCATTTCTGCAAATTCGGCTTGTTGTTTTGCCAAAGCGGCGGAAAGTGCGGTCAATTTTTCCAATGTTTTTTGGGTTTGTTCCGCTAAAAGCTCAATAGATTTTTGATGGTCTGCAAAGCGTTCATCGTCGGTTTTTTCTTTGTCGGCAAATAATGCGCGGATTTTGGCAAAGACAGATAAACCTTTTTCTTTCACGTCTTCAAACTCTAATTCGGTTTCAATCGCGGCAGTGAAAAGGTTTTCAGCTTTTTCTTTGCGGTTGTTGAGTGGATTTGCGCTTGCGCCGGCAGAAAATGCCAACATTTCTGTGCCAAGACTTGCCGGATTGTCCGTTACCGCTAAACCCACCAAGTAGGCTTCACCTGTGTCGGCAAAATTCGGGTCGCACTCAATAGAGGTGTAGATTTTTTGGCGGTCTTTATTGAGTTTCACTAAATCATCCGTTGGGTCGATTTGCGCCAATAACTGCAATTTACCTTCAGCGTTTTCTTCGGTTTTTAAACCAATCACATCACCATAGCATTTTGAGTGCGGATCATCGTTCCACATATAACGCCATTTAATGTGTTCAAGATTAATGCGTGCACCGTATTTTTTCGGGTCGTAATTTGCCGCCATTTGCTCAATCCAAGTGTGATTGATTGTGCGACCGTCTGTTGTTGCGCCTTCTGTTGCAACCACAAACCATTTTGATTGTTTTGCCATTGGCTATTCCTTTCAGTGAGTGGGTTCAATGATTGCCATTATTCTGAAAGGCTTTTTTTAGCCGGTCTATTGCTTGCGGTTGTTGCTTTAGTTCTCACAAAGCAGGGCGAAAGACGACCGCACTTAGCCTTTCTATTATGCGTTCATAAATAGAAAGGATAATGAATGGAAGAACAAACAATTGAACAGGCTTTGCCGGAAGTGTCGGCAGACAGTAAACGACAGGCGCAGGTGATGTATTTTAGCGGCTATAAAATAGCTGAAATTTCACGCCAGTTAAACATTCCCGCTTCGACGATTGCCAGTTGGAAGGAAAGGGAAAAATGGGACGATTTCGCCCCAGTTGGTCGGGTTGAACTCACCCTTGAAAGTCGTCTGAATTTGCTGATTTTAAAAGACAATAAAAGCGGTTCTGATTACAAAGAAATTGATTTACTTAGTCGCCAGATGGAACGCATGGCGCGAGTGAAAAAATATTCCTTTGGTGATGGCAATGAAACGGACCTTAACCCAAAACTGAAAAACCGCAATACCGGTGAACGCAGAAAGCCTGAACAAAATGCCATTGGCCAAGAACAGGAAGAATTGCTGATTAATGGCTTTTTAGGCGGGATGTTTCAATATCAACGGATTTGGCATGATGCCAAGAAACATCGGATTCGCAATATTCTTAAAAGTCGTCAAATCGGTGCGACTTTTTATTTTGCGCATGAAGCCTTCGTGGATGCGTTGACAACGGGCCACAACCAAATCTTTCTTTCTGCCAGTAAGAAACAAGCCTTACAGTTCCGATCATATATTGTGAGCTATGCCAAACAAA